GGCAACTTGGAGCACCTGCAACAACTTCTACTGGTGTTCATTATGACGTTGGCAACGGTCGCATTAGCGGCAGCCCCGACACAACCATTCTGAATACTTTGTTGAATGCGTTTATTGCTTATTTTGCCTTGAGAACTTTTCTCTTTAAGGTTTCTGGTGATGACATAGTTTATGTTGGTAATAGTGACTTAGCTGCTGCAGCTGCTTTGTTTGGATATACTTTAGAAGTTATTTCCCAGCCTCGGTTTCCGACTTATTTGGGCCGTGTTTATTATGACCTACCCACTACTGCTAAGAGCTTCTATGATTTGAAGCGGTTTATTCCCAAGATGCACATTGTTGTTGCCTCTAGGAATGTACCTATTCATATCGCTATAGCTCGTAGAGCGGATGGTTATATGATTACCGACCCTTATACTCCAGTCATATCAGATTGGTGTGCAGCCATGTATCGACATTATGGCCACGCCACCACCACTAAATATGACCATCTTATAGAGCTTCCTTTTGTGATACAAGGTAATAATTATCCTGTAGAAGAGAATGAGCCTATTTTGGACGTCGTTTGCGAGTATCTTGGAAAAACCCCTGAGTACTTGGACTCCCTGCTTACAGATTTGCGTACAACGCCCATTCGTAGATATGAAACCCTAGAGGAATTGATCATCCCACCTGGAGTAACAGTCGACGGAGTCAGTGGGCCGGAAAATTTTTCTTTAAGAGATAGATTACGCAGAAGACCTCGCAGAAATGTCAATCGTAGAAGTAATACCCGCTCGCAGGCGCCGTCGCGGAGCCCGCAAGCAACAGCAGTCTAATCAAATGGTGGTGTCCCAACGCGGTGGTGCTGGCAGAAGCAACAATATTGTTGTTCCTGTTAGATCCAACGTTCTAGTTAGGCAGCCTGATGTTCGTATAACTCAGGCTAAAGCTCCTAAGAATAAGATTAAGCTCCCTATGTTGTCCCAATGCGGTTTAGATTTCCTTAAGTGTGCGTTCGCACTCCCTGATTTTGACTCGACTGGAACTACTGGTATTCCCGACAATTTTGTTGGTAAAACAGTTTGTTCCCTTCAAACCATCACTCAGAGTTTGTCTGCCCCAGCTGGTGCTGACACTTATTTCTTAATCTCCCCGTTTCTGGGATCAAGCTACCTGACAGCCACAACGGCTTCTGTAGGAGCTGCTCCATCCACCTTCACCTCACAAAATTGGCCATCATTTGTCAATTTAGGTTTGGGCTCCACTGGATCGACAGCAAATACAGTCGGCAAATTTAGGTTTGCCGGTTTGGCAGCAGAAATCCAACCCACCATGAATGAGATGACTTGGGCTGGCAACATTACCTGTTTTAAAGTACCACTCACAGTATCTATTGGACCTGATCTTGCTATACCCTTAGTAGGTGGCGTTCCCGTTGTTACTGCTGTAGCTAATGGACTCGGTGCGTTGCAAACAAACCCCGTTGGTAATGTTTACACAGCTCCTTTCAACAGAGGCGTTTATTCGCAATCTGTCAATAAGTCTGGTGCGTTTGATTTTCAACCAGCTATCTTTTCTGTCAACTTCCCCAGCGCAAATGAAAACATACCTGTTCCCGGTGGCACTTTGAATTTGCCTTACCGTGGTATGGATAACTTTGACACGATAGTGTTCAGAGTTTCCGTACCTGCAGGCGCCTCAGCTCAATCTTTTATATTGAGAACTTGGGCTTGCGTTGAACTACAAGTCACACCCTCATCGTTAGCATATGAATTTGTCAACAACAGCTGTCCTCACGACCAGGCTGCTCTGGATATGTACAAATTAGTTGCTGAACGGCTACCAATTGCCGTTCCTTACCAAGACAATGCTGACTTCTGGAAACGAGTTTGGGCGTTTATTCGCTCAGCTAGTGCCTCGATGTCCGCATTGCCTGGTCCGATGGGTCAAATGGCTGGTGGTGTCTCAATGTTGACTTCCGGGATATCTTCATTGGTATTCTGAGAACTAGAACTGAGTATCTGAACAGTCACCCTCCCGCCTTGGGGTGGTCTTTTAAAGTTTC